TTATTTAAATAGAAGTTTACTTAGATTGTCAGAAGCTTCTTTGTCCATTTCCTCTAAAACATGAGAATATCTATTCATAGTTATTTTTATATCTGTATGACCTAATCTTTCTGAAACAACCTTCATATTGGTGCCACTAAGAATAAGCAAACTTGCATTTGTATGTCTCAAATCATGTACTCTAATATTCCTTAAATTATTTCTTTTAATAAAGTTATGAAAAGTTTTGCTTAGTGCCGATGGTATCCAAGGATTTAAATTTGTATTTAAACACACTAAATTATTTTCATTTTCAAGTGTACCTTGCAATTTCATTTTGTTCTGTTTTAATTTTTCTATTTTTAATTTTTCAATTAATTCCTTTGGAGCTGATAAAGTTCTTTTTGATTTTGCAGTTTTTGGTTCTTTAAAAGTTATTTTACTATTTGCATATATGAGAATTTGATTAATATTTATTATACTATTATCTAAATCAACATCAGACCATCTAAGACCAGCTACCTCTCCGATTCTTAAACCTAACAGCAACATTAAGAGAATGGGTATCTCTATCAAACTATCTTTCAACTTCTCTATTAACAACAGTGTTTCTTCTCTATTATATATTTCAATTTCAGATGTAACGTTTTGAGCTGGTAATTTTACAAAATCGCAAGGATTTTCAGATATTTCTTTTAGTCTATAAGACTCTTTTAAAACAGAAGATAGAAAATTATATCTAACTTTTGCGGTTGTTGAGGCAGAACCGTCAAAATTTTTATTTATAAAGATTTGAAGAAGGCTAGGGTTTACATCTATCAAGATTGTATCTTTAAAAAAAGGCTCTATATAATTTTTAACCCACGATTTTCTATTTACAGTTGTATAAGGAGACCATTTTTTTTCATTTGACATTATGTATTTATAACACCTCTCTACAAGAGTTGTCTTGCTCGGAGCAATAAACTTATTATTGTTTATAGTTGACTTTATTTCAATTAAATGTTTTTCAGCATCCTTTTTCTTTTCATAGCTTCCATAACTTTTTTGTTTTATCTTACCAGTCGTTTCTTCTATGTACTCCACATATACATAGAATTTTCCCCCTCTTTTTCTTATAAAAGCTGATTTAATGTTCATATGTACACTCCCTTTATAAGTTTTTATATAAAAGAGCAGTTATACTGCTCTAATTATATCTAATGAATATTAAGATGTTTTTTCAAAGCTTCTTGAAGTATTTGAGAAAAATTAACCTTATGTTTCTCAGCTTCTCTGTTAAGCCATTGCGGAATAGTAAGAGTCTTTTTAACAGAGTAATTTTCTATAGCTTTTCTGTGAATCGGCATATATATTTCTATTAAAGTAGGTATTTGATTTTTCTCTAAGTTTAATTTATCTATAGTTGTTGCACTTGGTATTGTATCGTTATCTTCTTCCATACCATACAGATGTAGTCCTAGAGCTTCTTTAGCCATTTTTAAGGCTTCTTCTGTTGTATCTCCACATGTAAAACAACCTGGTAAATCGGGAAATTCTACAGAAATACCATCTTCATCATAGCTAAATATAGCTGGATATACATATATATCTTTTTTCATTTTATCAACTCCTTACAATTATATTATAACACGTATTTACATACGTGTAAATACGAAAGATAAATTAAAATACAAATTCAAACACGAAATTAATAAAAAATAATACTATAGAATAATATTTTAAATCGACATATACTTTTAATAAAAAATATAAAATAATAATACATTATAAAAAAAATTATATAAATAAGGAAATATAAAAAAATATAATAAAAAACACGATTATTAATACATACAAAATGGAAAAAACTTCCAAGTCTCTACAAAATTCGATTTTTTTATTACAATTACGGTTTTTTTATTGCATTAACAAATCAAAAGTATTATTATGTAAGTAAGATAATTATCTAAGACAATTCTGAATAATCTAAAAATATTTCTAGAAATGAAAGGGTATAATTACATAAGCTTTATTAAAAATTATTGGGAGTTTTTAACTAAAAATAAGAACATAAGTTCTTGTGATAGGGGGAGAGTATGTGGAGAAGTCAAAGTATAATGATATTTCAAGATTAAATTCAATTATGAAAGAATTAAAAGATTTGAATGAGAATAAAATCAATGAATATAAAGTAAAAGTGGAAGAAATGTACAAAAGTAATAAAAAAGAGGATTGAATCCTCTTTTTTATTTAGAAGTGTTATTTTCTTTTTCAAAAAAAGCAGTAGCTGTTTTCAAAATTATTTCTTGTGAATCAAAACTTAATTTATTGAATAAAAGTATAATTTTTTCTAAGTTTTCTTGATTAACTTTGTTATGAAAAAAAGCTTGTTTTTCATTTTCTCTACATAATAAGAAATCTAGAGATATATCAAAGTAATCTGCTATTGATATTAATATATCCTGACTAGGAAATCTTCTACCACTTTCCCAATTACTTATTGCTACTTTTGTTACATTTAGTATTTTACCAAGTTCTTCGCCAGTTAAATTTTTTTGAACTCTCATTTCTTTTAGCCGTTGACCGAAATTCATAATTAAACTTCACCTTCTAGAAATTAAAATAAATTATTTTTTATTTTTTTCATCTAATAAAAATAATTCTGCCACTTTTAATGCTTTTTCTCTTGCATCTGGACTTAGTTCACTGAATACATCAAAAACCTTTCTCATACTTTCATCAAGATTCATATTTTCAATAAGTTCTTTTTCTGTTTTAAAGTTTTCAGCATCGTAATCTCTGCCATTTTTATTTATAAATAAATTGTTTCTTACATTTGTTTTTCCTAATAAATAATCTATAGATACATCAAATAAATCCGATATTTTTAACAAAGTTTCTTGGTCAGCACTTCTTCGACCTTGTTCATACATGCCTATTGTGCTAGGCGATATATCTAACTTTTGAGCTAATTCAGACTGTTTCAATTTGGCATCTATTCTAAGTTCTTTTAATCTTTTTGCAAACATTTCGAAAACTCCTTTTTGATTTATAATAACACAAAAAGTGTAGAAAAAAATGATACTACACGAAAAGTATAAAAAAACATTGACAACACGAAATGTGCAGTGTATTATATAAATATAAACACACGAAACGTGTGAAATAAGGGGGTGATTAAATGTATAATAGTTTAGTAGATTTTAGAAATTCTAAAAGAATGACTCAAAAAGAAATGGCGAATATGTTAGGTCTGACGCTAACCCTGTATTCAAAAGTAGAGTTAGGAATTAGAAACCCAAGCTATAACTTTCTTATGAAATTTAAAAAAGCTTTCAAAGAAGTAAATATAGATGAAATTTTTTTTGAAAATAAATCACACGAAAAGTGTATGAAAGGATGATAAATATGAATAGCTTACAAGTAATAGAAAGAAACAATGAAAGAGCGCTAACTACACAGCAACTAGCAGATGTATATGAAACTGATGTAAACAATATACAAACTAACTTCAATAGAAACAAAGAGAGATTCAAAGAGAATATACACTATTTTTTATTACAAGGTGAGTATTTGAAAGAGTTTAAGAACCAACCTACTAATAGTCAGGTGGTTTCAAAACATTCTAGTCAATTGTATCTTTGGACTGAAAGAGGAGCAAACAGACATTGTAAAATCCTAGATACAGATAAGGCTTGGGAACAGTTTGATAACTTAGAAGAAACATACTTCAAGGTTAAGCAACAGAAGTTAACTTGTATAGAAGATGTATTAATAGAAAGTTTAAAAGAAATGAAAGATTTAAGACTACAAGTTAATCAAGCTAACAATATAGCATTAGAAGCAAAAACAGAAGTTAAAACAATAAAAGAAGTTGTTTCATTAAATGCTACAGATTGGAGAAAGGATACACAGCAACTAATTGCAAGAATAGCAAAACAACAAGGTGGTTTTGAACATATAAACATGCTTAGAAGAGAAAGTTACGAGTTACTAAACAATAGGTTTGGAGTTGACTTAAATCGAAGATTAATCAATAAAAGAAGAAAGATGGCAGAAGAAGGAGTAACTGAATCTAAAAGAGAGAAAATCAACAATTTAGATGTAATACAAGATGATAAGAAGTTAATAGAGGGGTATGTGGCTATTGTAAAAGATATGGCTTTAAAATATGGAATATCAAGTGATTTAAGTAAGAATTAGGTTAAAACATAACAGTACCTTGAAAACTAAATATAAAATATTTTAAAGGAGTAAGTATACGAGAAATAAAGAAAAAGAAATATTCATTAGAGGAATTTTAATTGGAATCTTTTATTTTTTAGGAATTGTATTTAGTAATACTTTCTTGAAATAAAATTAGAGGTGATTAGATGCAAAGAGAGCAAACAACAATACGCCTACTTAGAGCGTTAAAAGAAGTAGGCATATAGTAATTACTCTATATCATTTTCTTTTTCTAACATTTTGTCAGCTAAATCCTCAACCTTGCTTATAAATTTGATTTGGTTACGCTCATCAAATTTATGCAATAGAGATAAAATTTCCTGTTCGTTATCAGTTGAATTGGATATTTTAAGACTATCTGTTGAATGTTCTTTGCCTTTTAGGATATAATCCACACTTGTATGGAATTTTTCCGAAATAATAAGCACATCATCAATGGTAAAATTAGATTTACCTCTGCGTATATCGGTAACTTTACCCCGATTTTTCCATCCTAGAAGTGAGACTATTTCTTTGTCAGATAGCTTATTTTCAAGTATTAGGAAGTCTAAAATATTTTGATTGGACATAAAATCTACCCCTTTCAAACTATAAAATATAAAAAGTCGGAAAAATTCCTTGACTGTTGGAAAAAATCCGATTATAATATAACTATAATAACAATTACTTACGACAACAAATTGTTATACAAACTTAATTTTACCACAAATAAACACACTAATAAAGAAGGTGATAATAATGAATAAAAAATGTTTACCAAAATGGAGCAAGGAAGTTAAAAAAGCCATGATAGATAGAGATTTGAAACTAGATGATTTATCAGAGGAATTAGGGTTATCAAAATATCATCTATCAGCAGTAATTAACGATAGACTAAAAAGTCCAAATGCAAAAGAAGCAATTTGTAAGTATTTAAAAGTAAAAGGTTAGTTATAGTATAACCTTTCAAAGAGGTGATTTGAATGTCATATGAGTACCAAAATATTTATCAAAAAGCAAGAGAAAATACCAATTTAACACAAGAAAAAGCATCAGAGTTACTGGATATATCTGTAGAGAGTTTAAGAGCATATGAGAACGACAAGAGGATACCAAACAATCAAATAGTAGCAAAGATGGTATCTATATATAATAATAATTTACTGGGCTATGAGCATGTGAGAAGGACTACAGAAGCAGGAGTAATGTTTTTACCAAAACTAGAAATGAAAAGTCTTTCAAGTATAACTTTGAAATTACATAAAGAAATCAAAGATTATCTAAAAAAGGAAGATGATTTTATAGACATAGTTGAAGATGATGTAATAGATGAAGATGAGGAAGAAGTTTGGAATGATGTTATGGAAAAGTTAGAAGGTATATATGAAGCTATTTTAAAATTAAAACTTTCAAGGAATACAAAAATATCAAAGGAGGTATAAATATGAAAGATTTAACAATAGCAAAAGTTAACAATAAACTAACAACTGATAGCAGAGATATAGCTTTAATGGTTGAAAAAGAACACAAGATTTTATTAAGAGATATAAGAAATTATATAAATCAGATGGAAGAAGCTAACAAAAACATGAGTACAGATTTGTACCCATCTGATTACTTTATTGAAAATACTTATTTAGATGATTATAAAAGAGAAAAGCCATGTTATGCAATAACAAAAATAGGTTGTGACTTTATAGCAAATAAAATGACAGGAATAAAGGGTACTGCATTTACAGGGATATATACGAAAAAATTTGATGAAATGGAGAAAGTATTAAAAGAACAACAACCTAAATTACCAACTACGTATAAAGAAGCGTTACAACACCTTATAGAGCAAGTAGAAGTAAATGAGAAATTACAACTAGAAGGAAAAATGAAAGACCAAGTAATAAAAGAATTAAAACCGAAGGCAGACTATACAGATATGATACTTAAAAACAAAGGTCTAGTCACTATAACTCAAATAGCAAAAGACTATGGAATGAGTGGAAAAGAAATGAATAAAATACTTCATGAAAGAGGGATTCAATATAAACAAAGTGGACAATGGCTTTTATATAAACAACACCAAGGTAAAGGGTACACTCATTCAGAAACAATAGACATAACTAGAAGTGATGGAATGACTGATGTAAAAATGACAACTAAGTGGACTCAAAAGGGAAGATTGTTTTTATATGATTTATTAAGAGCAAATAACATATTACCAGATATAGAAAAAAGTGACCGACAATTATCAATGTTAAGTTAAAACATGACAGCACTTTGAAAACTAAATACAGAATATTTTGAAATATATTGTTTTAATTAATTATTAACTAGGAGGTTAAATACATGAAAAATAATACAATCGATTCAAGAGTAAAATATTTTTGCAAATGTCCATACTGCGGGTTTGATAATGAGGTAGAAGTTAAAAAAGGGTTGAAGCCTAAGATATGTTGCATATGTACAAAAGAAGTTGAGTATGAAAAACTGGAGCAACAAAGTACTCCAGCAAATATAGAAATTAAAGGAGTGTGTAATTAAATGAAAATTTCATTTGAAAGTGTAGTGAACAATGTAAATAATGAAACAGAATTAATATTATCAAAAGAAGAGTTACAAATAGCCAAAAGGATACTTAATATATTGAATGAAAATGAACAAAGTATCCTTTCCTCAAAAGATATTTTAGATTTTTGCAAAGAAGCTCTTAAATATAATTTAGTGCCTACGTTTGTTTAAAGACACTGAGACCATCACCTTTAGAAAAACTATTATTGACTTCTGAAAGTTTCAAAAAGATTTCATGGTAATGTTTTAAAAGTTCTTCTTCAGAAGAATTTTTAAAATCATATTTTTCCTTAAGAATTTCTAAAGTAAGAGTATGTAATATATCTTTACCGAACTGCATAATATCACCAACTTTCATAAAAAGATATAGGATTTATCCTACAAATATAGTATATCAAAGGAGGAAAGTAATGGCAATTAATGACAACATAAATAAAATTTTAAGAGATAGAAATTTAAAAGCGTGGAAATTAGCAAAAGAAATAGGAGTAGATTCAGGAAATTTATATGCAATTTTAAGAGGAGAAAATAAAAATCCAACTATAGATACATTAATAAAAATAGCTGACTATTTAGACGTTACATTAGATGAACTAGTTGGAAGATAGAAAGGGTGAGATAAAAGTGAGTGTAGCATTACAATTCATAGACACAAAAGACTTAGTACAAGAGCTAATGCGAAGAGATGATACAACAGACATCATCAAGATGTTTTTAGGCAGAGAAGAAATTAAAAGAATGGAGTTAATGACTATAGAAGAATTTTGTGAGTACTTGAAAATATCTGATGTAACAGCTAGAAACATGGCAAGAGAAGCTATGGTAACAAAGGATTTTATTGCTTTAAAAATCGGAAGAAAGTACATGATTGATAGAATAACGTTTGAAGAATTTATTATGAAAAATGCAATGAAGGATAAGGATGTAATGAAAAAGAGAAAGGGGGTGATTTAGTTGAGTGTAAGAGTACTAATAGCTTATGTACAATTCTGTAAGCAATATAATAAGAAAGCGAGTTTTGAAGGTCTTAAAAAATACAATAAGGGGATAGTGATATGAAAATACTTAAAGTAAAATTTCCTACAAAAATTCTTAAAGCAGGTAAAGCAATCAGAGTAACATGTGCAAGATTTGGTTTTGAAAGCGATTGTATAATAACTCAATCACAAGAATTTGAATTAACAGTAGTTTATTTTGATAAAGAATTAGATGATTTAGTACAATCGTCTATAACTATAGATGATGCAATAGGCTATGATTATTGCATTGAAACGTTAAATTAAGGGGGATTAATTATGAAAAGTTTAATTATAGTGAGAAATGCAGTAGAGCAACAACTAAATAGAGCTAATTTAGAAATAAATAAAAACGAGCAACTTTATACAAAACTTAGAAAAAAAGAAGAAAGAAATATATCAGAAGAAATTGAATTGAGTAATGCTTTAAGAGAAAAAAGTGTAAACGAAAGATTAAAAATATTTGCTGAGTCATTACTAGAAATTATAGATACACAAATTGAAATAAAAGAATATGAAGAAAGTGAGGATTACAAGATATTTCAATTAATTTCAGAAGAACTTGAAAGAGATAGACCTATAGATGTGCAGATATAAGAAAAGAGCCTAGGGTGAGGCTCTAATCAAAAACAAAAAATAAATTTAATAATTATATATTATAGCATAAGGGGGAAGAAATGAAAACAAGAAATGAGATAATTAAGGATTTAGAAGATAGATTATTTTTATTAAGATTTACAACAGTAGATGAAGTAGATTGGGATGTAAAATTTGGGCAAATATCAGCATTAGAATTTTGCATAGATAAACATAGAAAAGGATGTACTTTGGAACAATTCAAAGAACATTTAGACGAATACAAATTACAAGGGAACTATGGTGATTATATAGATGGTTTTGTGTCAGTTTTAGAAAGAAATATAAAAGAGATGGAGGGGTTAGAAAATGAATAACAAAGCTTTAGAATTAGCAACATGTACCTTAGAATCGGGTCAAATACTTGATTACATGACAGTAAAAAATTACTTAGTAAGTGGAAATGGAAATGTAACAGACCAAGAAGTACTAATGTTTATAGAATTATGTAAGGCTCAAAAACTAAATCCATTTATAAAAGAAGCATATTTAATAAAGTTTGGTAATTCACCAGCAAATATAGTAGTTGGTAAAGATGTATTTGTAAAAAGAGCAAATAAAAATCCTAACTTTGAAGGTATGAAAGCAGGAATAGTAACTGTAAATAAAAATGGAGAAGTATTTGAAAGGGAGGGCAGTTTGAAGCTACCACAAGAAGAATTAATCGGTGGATGGTGTGAAGTATCAGTTAGAGGAATGAAGTTTCCTATAAAGTCTGTAGTGTCTTTAGAAGAGTATTCAAAGAGCCAAGCCACTTGGAAGCAAATGCCTTGTGTGATGATAAGAAAATGTGCTATTGTTACAGCTTTAAGAGAAGCATTCCCAGAAGATTTACAAGGATTATATGATAGTGCAGAAATAAAGACTGTACCCGATAAATTACCTCAAAAGCCTATTGAAATAGGTAAGGCAAGTCCATCACAAAAACAAGGAATACTTAAGTTAGCATCAATGAAAGGTTTGTATGATTATGAGAATAAAAAAGATACATCAAAGCTAGAGGAATTTTGTGAAAGTAATGGATTTGATTTAAAAGAACTAAAATTTGAAGAAGTAGATGAATTAATTGAATTGCTAAGTGAGTATGAACCGAAAGATGATTTTATAGATACTGAGTTTGAAGAGGTGAAAGAGGATGAAGTTGAAGTAAGAGAAGAAGCTGAAAATATAGATTGCCAAATAAGTATGGAAGATAATATGAATTTTGAATAAGTAGGTGATAGAGTGCCAATTTTCAGACAAATATATACAAATTTTTGGACTGACCCAAAGATACAAGAAGAATTTTCAGTAGAGGATAAATTATTTTATATATACTTACTAACTAACCCTCATACTACTCAAATTGGAATATATACAATAACTAAAAAACAAATAGCTTTTGAAATAGGTTGGACTTTAGAATCCACAAATGCAGTTATGGACAGATTTATTAATCACCATCAACTTATAAGTTATAATTCTGAAACTAGAGAAATAGCAATCAAGAATTGGGCTAAATATAATCTCAATAGAGCAGGAACACCAATGGAGAATTGTGTCAGAAAAGAATTAAGAGAGATTAAAGACAAGTCATTACTAATGCTAATTTATGAACATATAGAAAATAAGAAATTCAAACAGATATTTGAAGAATATTTTGACGAACTCCGTAACGGTGTACGTAACGAAACTCGTGACGAGGGGAATAACAATAACAATAATAATAACAATAACAATAACAACAACAATAAAAAGGTTACGGTGGTTGTGGATAAAATTAAAAAATATTTTGATTTAGAATCTAAAGACATTGAAAAAATTATTGATGTATTCATACATACAAATAAGGGGATTGACTATTTAGAGGAAAAATTGAGGTTGGTCAAAAATACGGAGAGTGTAAAAAGTGTTACAGGCTATTTGATTACAGCATTAGAAAAGAATTATAAGCCTATACCAAGTAAGCAAGATAAGAATAAATTTAGAAACTTTGATGAAACATTTACTAAGTACACAACTGATGAACTAGACGAGATTATTAAAAAGAGTCAAAAAGAGAAGTTTGGAGTAGGGAGTTAATATAACTATTAACTTCCTAGAAGTTAAAATAAATTAAAAAAATTGGAGGAGTAGAAATGATAATAATTAGAAGTCAAGATAAAACAGGTTTAATGAGAGCTAATAGAGTTGAATTAGGTTTTAATCAAATGTATGCA